AACATGGGGCGTGTTTTATGCCGATAACGATGATGGGCAATCTGCTCCCAACATTATCCTGCTTGATGCCCTGCAAGAACGATTAGAGTTCCCTGAGTTAAAGAAGCGTGCCTTTGATATGTATAAGGAATGGCAACCCGATGCGTTTATCGTGGAAGCCAAGGCAGCAGGTGCGCCATTGATCTATGAGCTGCGCTCTATGGGTATACCCGTTACTGAGTACACCCCTTCTCGTGGCAATGATAAAATATCACGGGTTAATGCCGTTGCAGACTTTTTTGCGTCAGGTATTGTTTGGGCGCCGAAGAAACGCTGGGCAGAGGAAGTGGTTGAGCAGTTCGCCGCCTTTCCTGTGGGCGACCATGATGACTTGGTTGACTCATCGACACAGGCATTGCTGCGATTTAGGCAGGGAGGATTCATTGCACTTGACCATGACGAGCAACAAATTGATGATGTCAAGAAGATTGCTAACTATTACTAAGGCGTTTAAACTCTGTAAAACACGAGGTTATTTATGGCCGTAGATAAACCGATTGATTCGTTACAGATCGCGGATATACAAAGTCGTTTAGCAGAAGCGCCCGATCTCGTTGTCGAAATAGAAAACCCCGATTCCGTTTCTATGGAAACTGAAGATGGCGGTGTCATCATTGATTTTGATCCTGATGCAGATGAGCTGCCTGTTGAGTTTGATTCCAATCTTTCCGAATACATTGATGAAGTGCAGCTTGATGCGATTGCTTCTGAGCTGATCTCTGCGTATGAAGATGACAAAGCCTCTCGAAGAGAATGGGAAGAAACCTATATGGAAGGGCTGGATCTTCTTGGGTTAAAGATTGAGGATCGTACAGAGCCGTGGCCCGGAGCTTGCGGCGTACATCACCCGCTACTAGCCGAATCAGTTATTCGTTTTCAATCACAGGCAATAGGCGAAATATTTCCAGCGTCAGGGCCAGCCAGAACCAAGATTATTGGTGAGGCAACTAACGAGGTTCAAAAGCAAGCTGGCCGTATACAGAACTACATGAATTATCTGATTGTAGAAAAGATGTCAGAGTATCGTAGCGAAACAGAAAGGATGTTGTTTTCGTTACCCTTGGCAGGTAGTGCGTTTAAGAAAGTTTATTATGACCCTAGCATGGGTAGGCCGTGTGCAATGTTTGTTCCGGCTGAAGACATGGTGGTTTATAACGGAGCAACCGATTTAAAAACCACAACACGCATGACTCATTTAATGCGTAAGACAAGTAATGAGATTCGTAAGCTACAGGTTAGCGGCCTGTATCGTGATGTGGAATTAAATTCACCTGATAATGAAATAGATCCAATCAAGAGTAAGTATGGTGAGATCACTGGTGAAACCGTAGGCACAGGCATAGGCAGCGGATANTTATCTGGNGAAAGCGTTCATACCTTGCTGGAAGTTCAGGTTGAATTAGATCTTGAAGAGTTTCCAGATGAGCAGGATGGAGAGGCAACAGGTATTGCGGTTCCCTATGTCGTTACTATCGACAAAGGCTCCTCTACCATATTGTCCATAAGAAGAAACTATTATGAAGATGATCCTCATAAAATGCGTAGAGATCATTTTGTGCATTATGAATATATCCCCGGTCTTGGCTTTTATGGTCTAGGGCTGGTTCATTTAATTGGCGGCCTCGTTAAATCAGCCACATCTATACTTCGGCAGTTGGTAGATGCAGGAACCTTGTCTAACCTTCCGGGCGGGCTTAAGGCAAGAGGCATGAGAATCAAAGCTGACGATACGCCAATAATGCCCGGTGAATTCAGGGATGTAGATGTCCCCGGCGGCACGATTAAAGAGAACATATCGTTCCTGCCTTACAANGAACCAAGCGGCACACTGTANCAGCTNCTTAATACAATCACNGAAGAGTCCAGACGATTNGCATCTATGGCAGATATTAAAGCNGCGGATATGTCTAATCAGGCTCCAGTGGGTACAACGCTTGCATTAATTGAACGCAACATGAAAGTCATGTCGGCAATACAAGCCAGACTTCATGCAGCAATGAAAGATGAATTAAAACTATTAGTCACGATTATTGAAGACTTCGGCCCTACGGAATATCCGTACCAGCCATATGGTGAGCGTGATGATATTACTAAAGACTTCGATGGTCGTGTTGATGTAATACCTGTATCTAATCCTAATGCAGCAACCATGTCGCAAAGGATTATGCAGTATCAGTCAGCCCTCCAGTTATCTCAACAGGCTCCGCAACTATACGATCTCCCCGTGTTGCACCGTCAGATGCTGGAGGCGCTGGGCATAAGAGATCCTGAGAATATAGTACCTGACAAAGAGGATCTGGAACCAAAAGATCCAGTGACAGAAAACATGGACTTGATCAATGGAGAACCCATGAAGGCGTTTTCTTATCAGGATCATCAGGCCCACATACAAACGCATATGTCAATGATGCAAGATCCCAAGCTGTTAGAGCTGCTTGGTCAAGCGCCAAATCAGGAAGCATTACAAGCACAGATGTCTGCTCATGTAGCCGAGCATTTAGCATTTCAGTACAGGCAAGAAATACAAAAAGAGCTTGGTATGGAATTGCCTCCCGAAGATATGGAGCTACCGCCAGAGGTCGAAGCAAAACTTGCCTCATTGGTTGCAGAAGCAGCAGCTCAGTTACTACAGAAAGATCAGATGGAAGTGCAGCAGCAGCAAGCGGAAGAGCAAGCAGCCGATCCAATCTTGCAGCTTAAGCAGAAGGAGCTTGAGATTACTGAGCAGTCAGCGATTGCCAAAGCTCAGAACGAAGCGGAACGTACCGCTAATGAGCAACGCAAAATTGAAGCAGATATGCGTAAAGCAGAAATGCGTGATGAAATTGAAAAACGCAAGCTAGATGCCAATGAAAAGTTAACAGGAGTTAAGCTTGGAGCTAAGGCAATGGAGGATGCGTTAGATCGAATGGCTAACGATAAAGAACTTAGTGAGAATCAAAGAGCAAGAGGTGTAGAGATAGGCGCTCGTATTGCTGATTCTTTATTACGAAACACGGTTGACTCGGAAAGGTTGTCTTCAGAAGAGCGAAAAGCGGGCGCACAGATTGGTATTAAGATAGCCGAACAGATTACTAACCCTAATAAGCCGACAAGATAATGGCAGATTTTGTTGACCCGCAGTTTATAGATTTGATATTGTCGCGTTTAAACGAGTCAGAAGGTCGCCTAACGGAAACCTTAATTTCTGGAAGTATTGAGTCAATGGAACAATACAAAGTAGTAAGGGGGCAGATCGAAGGATTACAGATGGCTAAACGTGAGATTACGGAAGTCAGCGAAAAAATGTTTACTGAAATTTAGTACCACAGGGTACGAAGGTTAACCGCTTCCTTTTAAGCGGTATATTAAGGGTAAACGAAATGGACGTAGTAGCAGAAACTACAATACAAGCGGTGGAAGAAGCGTCTGATGCAGAGAAGGCGAAACAACTACCAGAACCATCAGGGTATCATATTTTAATTGGTATACCTGAAAGCGAAGAGAAAACGGATGGCGGGATACTTAAGGCAAAACAAACTATCGAAATCGAGGAAACAGCCACGATTGTTGGGTTTGTGCTTAAGTTGGGGCCAGACTGTTATCAGGATAAAAAGCGATTTCCTAGCGGGCCTTGGTGCAAAGAGGGCGACTTTATAATCATGCGTGCATACAGTGGAACAAGGATTAGCATACATGGCAAAGAGTTTAGGCTTATTAATGATGACACAGTGGAAGCTGTTGTCGAAGATCCAAGGGGAATAACTCGTGTCTGAACCAGCATTTCCTGAACCACAAGAAACCCAATCTGAATTAGATCTTAATCCTCAAGAGATTGAGGATATAGAAGTTGAGATTGTTGATGATCGACCTGTAGAGGATCAGAGAGAGGTAAGACCTCAAGCAGAGCCTTTCCGTCTTGATGAAGAAATAGATAGCATGGACGATGACGTTAAGAAAAGAACGAATCGTCTTAAATACGAATACCATCAGCAGCGCAGGGAAAAAGAAGAAGCCCAGCGTATGCGTGATGAAGCTATTCAATTTGCTCAACAACAAAAGCAGCAGAACGACCATCTTCAAGGATTGGTTGGAAGAAGTGAGCAAGCGTTGTTACAAAGCGTTCAGACTCGCACACAGGCTGAGTTAGAGGCAGCAAAGCAAGCATATAAGCAAGCCCATGAAGAGGGCGATACGGATGCAATGGTTGCTGCACAAGAGCAGTTGTCAAAAATACAGGCAGATAGAACGTATATACAAAACTATCAGCCTCAAATGAACACAGAGCCGAGTGTACCTGAACAGCAGATACCTCAACAACAAACGGCGACAGCGCCGCAACAGCAACCTATGGACCCGAATTTGGTTTCGTGGTTGCAAAAAAACCCTTGGTTTGGA